GTCTTGAACTATGCCCTCGGGATTTATTTCAGAAGCTGAAGCAACGATTGGCGCAGATAAACTACGGCGAAATGGAGAAAACATTCTCAAATATACTATAAATCCCTTATATTTTCACCGTCTTGGTAAAAATCGGTTCCATCTCTTTGTCATGCGTAATAATCAACACCGCATTCTTCTTCGACGCATAGTCCTGAACCAAACGCATGACCTCTCGTTTTAGAGCCGGGTCCAATGCATTCGTCGGCTCATCCAACACCAAAATCTTCGACGGATTGACTAAACCCGAAATAATATTGACCACTTGCCGCTGACCTCCCGACAAATTCTCCCCCAAGTTCCCCGCCCGTTTTCCCTCTAAATCCATGTTCTCGAACAGCCCCCGGATTTTCGGATATTTTAGAACCTGTTTCAACTCGACAGAACATAATTCGGGTTTTGTGCAGCCATAGACCATATTTTCAGCAACCACCCGGTCAAACAACTTCCCATTCTGACTCACATACGTTATGTTTCGTCGAATGTAATCCGGCGATATCTTCTCGACATCCACGCCATCAATGTAGACATTGCCTTCTTTTAAAGGATGCATGCGCAACAGAATCTTCGCCACTGTCGATTTGCCCCTTCCACTTAGTCCCTGGATACCAACAATCGCCCCATTCTCCGTCTTCATCGTAAGATTGAGGTTCGTAAACGTATCCGTATTCGCCAATTTATACCGGAAAGACGCATTCTCGAACCGGATTTCTTTAAAGGCCAGATTTTGCGCATCAAAATCGCGCTCCACATGTTCCAAATTAATCGACTTGAAATGCTGCAACACAGAATTCGCTCGACCGGTGAATTCGACGCAATCCGGCGCTATCTGAGCCAAATCGACCATTTTGTCGCGGTAAATGTTGAGAATCGTGAGCGTGGTTATGAAACTCGTAGTGGAGAGGCCGCCCGTGTAAAAAATGCCGATGACCGACCACAAAATGCCGCCGAAGATGACGGAAACCAGCGAATTGACGTAGACGCCATACATCTGGACGGAGTCTTGGAACACGATGGCTCTTTTGAGCGCCTCGTCGGTGCGCCCCTTGAACGCCGCGGATTCTTCGTCGCCGGTTCCGCGGTAAATGATTTTCTCGAAATTATGGAGGACTTCTCGCAAATAATCCTCGTTTTCGTATTCGACCGTTATGGCTTCCCGGTTCTTCTTGAACATATCGCTCCAACGGAGCGCCAACAGAGCAACCAGAATCGAGTTTCCTACCAAGAATACTAGACCGAGAATGGGGCTCGTTAAAAACAGATGCGCGCAGACCACTAACAGGAAACATGCGCTTGGCAGAATAATGCTAAATAGGTTGGTAAAAAGCGAGAAGGAGACCGCGGCCAGACGATTAATGGGCGAACTCACATTCGAATAATTAATCTCGTCCATTTCTTCTTTGTTGGATTTGAGAAGCAAGGTGAGTGCAGTGTGTCGTATCCATTGCCGGAGTTTGAGAACAAGATTGGTCTGTAGCTGTTTGTAAATGTAATACAGCAGAATAAAGGCGACAAAAATACAGCATAAATAGGCAAATGCTCTATTTGTCGCAGGCCGACTCTTTCGTTCGATGGATTCGACGAGCTGGGCGGTGACTATCGAGACGCCGTTCGCTTGAATCGTGTTGACCAGAATCGAGAGGACTACGAGGGTGGATGTCATTACCCATTCTTCTTCGAAGTACTTTTTTAAGAGGTCTATCACAATGTTGGATTCGCCCATTTTGGACATGGGAACCTCGTTAACAAGATTATCTTATATATACTGGAGATTACGGGTTCTTCGTCCCTTTCCTAAGCGTCTCCTCTTGTACGTTTTTCTCGTCTTGTTTTTCTTCGTCTTGGATTTTCTCGATTTCTTTGCGCCACCGCTGCTACGAGGGAAAGCATTGCTAAGTTCTAAAGCATTGGAACCGTATTTCGACGCATTGAAGGACGCATTATCGATGGCACCGGGATATACCTTGGATTCTACTATGGAGGTCATTCACACTATATATATATAAACAACATCCTGCTTTACCCGGCATCAAAGCTTTCAATAATATGCGGACAATTTCCAAATTCCCATTCTCCACCGCATACACCATCGCGGTTTTCCCATTTGCGTCAAAAAGGTGGACATTTGTGTTATATTGGCCGAATAATCCGTGGGTTTTTCCAAACGCGATTCGTTGGACGGCATCGGCGTTTCCTCTTTCTACCGCGTAGATGAGTGCGGTTTTGCCGTTTTCATCGGTGGCGTTTAAATCGACAGTATAATATCCGAAGAACCGGCCTGGAACTCTCGAATCTAATATTTGTGTTATGGCTTCCGTGGCGTCGGATTCAATGGCGTGCATGAGGTCGGTTTTCTTGGTTTTTTGCAACAACATTTTGATTGTTGACATCGTTAGTTATATTTGTTCTTGTTTTTATTTGTGTCGGTATCCTCTTCCGCCTCCGCCTCTTCCACCTCCGCTTCTTTCGTATCCGCCTCCGCCTCTTCCACCTCCGCTTCTTTCGTATCCGCCTCCGCCTCTTCCACCTCCGCTTCTTTCGTATCCGCCTCTTCCGTCTCCTTTAAATTCGGGTCGATTCGATAAAACCAACTTCTCAATATGAACGATTTTGTCTGTTGATAACTTGATAGGAATCCATTTCTTATGCCGAACACTAAACAAACATTCGATTTGAGCCACCTTGTCCAAATCCACAAACTTATTTGTATCCATATTCTCGAAATCCGCCTCGTCCTCGCTCTCCTCTGCCAAATCCAGATTGTCGTTCTCGCGAATTCTCCTAAAAACGCGATTCATGAAGACGCTGGTTTTGTAAGACTGGATTCCGGCGAGACCACAATACACTCTGTTTGCTTGTCCGTCCCGGCTTATTCCACCGTAAGCATACAGATGGTATAAATCGAGTTGGGCGTCGGCCATAACATGGAATGTCGCCGGGTATCTGAATGCGGGTTTCCCGTAATCAAACGCGGGCAAGGGGTCCAGGACCGCAGTGGCATGAAGTTTCTGTGCCACCTCAGCAGAAGACGCAACAACCACTTCTTTGACTCCCTTTTTCGGAATCGCCACATTGATATACGGCGCCACCCTCTTGACCTCTCGATATTGAATATGATGTGTTGTATAACCCGTCAGTTTTTCGTCTAAATTCGCTGGAACACATGGACTCATACTGGAACCGGCCTGGGCGAACCACATGATGGGCAAGGCAACACTTGGAACTAATTTCACAAAATCGCGCAAGAATCCGATGCGGTCGCCGAAGGAGAGGTTGTGTAGCGCCGTTCCGCGGAATTGATAAATGTCTTCTGCGACATATACGGGTTTTGATGCGTCGTCCTTTACCACCAGAGTACAATACACAATGGTCCCGAGCTTGAACCCTTGGGGTTCCGGTATTTCTTTAAGTTCCTCCACAGAACATATTTGCTTGTCTTTATCGAGGCCCAGGACATAACAAACTGGATAGGTAAACCACAGGAAATATTTGCGGCCGAGAGGAATCGCTACGGCAATCGAATCATTGTCGCAAACTTTCTTATGGCTGACGGTTTCATAGGAAAGTTCAAAGGTAGAGAACCGCGCTAATAACGCGGCGTGTTTGGTAAGAGAGTTCATGGTTCTAAGGATACGAGCCAAGAATACGAGAAAGAATACGAACTTAGAGATTATTGTGGTTCAATGTTTATGCGTGTTTCGGAAATCAATTTTGGACGATTCCGATTGTATAAGCACCATTCACGAAATCCGACATTTGTTCCGCGGTTATGGGCTGCCACCCCTTGGTGCTTTGAATTTTGAAATAAGTGGTGTAAACATCCACAAATACAAAATATCTATAATCTTGCGGGGTTTTTAGTGTTGAGTAGAAATCCCGGACTTTTTCTAGGTCAGACGGGGACGAGAACATCAGTTCATAAATAGGTTCCAAAAATCCCCCATCTAAAGACACGGGTCGGGATATTCGTATGCCATAGTGAATGTCGCCGTAATAAATTCCCATTGTGGAATCTACACAATCAATGTGTTTATATCAAGAAAATTGAATTTTCTTTTTCCGATTCATAAAAATGCCACATTACAACCCCCGCTAAAAATGTCTGCATCATTCCGCAACTTTCTCAGCCAGAACAATCGCAAAACCGAAAGACTCGAAGATAAAATCCAGAATTTAGAGCATCAAATGGTCTATCTTCGCCGCGAATTGCAAGACGCGCCGAGCGAATTGTACCGAGAACAATGCCAATCCACCCTCACCATTCTAACATCGGAGCTAGAAGGTTATCGCTGGGAACTAAGAGAACTCTACCGCATAAATCCAGCGATAACGGGTAATTCGAACGACGCGGCGGACGCCTTTATTTATTTGCAATGGCCATACATAAAAAAGTTGGAAATCGACGTCCGCGGACTCACATCCTACTACTCGTTGACGGTCATTCCCGACCTCTCGCATTTTACACAATTGGAAGAACTCATAATCGACGGACACGAGAATTTGTGTAGCGGACTCGACCGGATTCCCGCAACAGTAAAAACGCTGAGTTTGTTTAAAGCCAAATTCAGAAGTTGCAATGAAATTCTGCGACTGACTAAACTCGAAAAAGTGTCTTTTCAGAGAAACTATGGGTTAACTGAAATGCCAGATTTGTCCTGTATGGAGAATTTGCAAGCTCTACAACTCGCACAGACTGGTATTAAGCATATGCCGAATTTGCCGGATGGGTTGTGTCTGGTCGATTTTCCTCGCACGGTTAGCGACGTATCTCTGTCGGAGAAACGCACACTCGGACATCCATTTGAGTTTGAGTCTTTACGAATTAATGTACATGGGGTCAACAGTGTGCAGAAAGTCGGAATAATGCGCACATTCATTCGCAAAGTCCGGCAATCGAATCATCTCCGCAAATTTCTTCAGATTCGAGAAGAGCTTCTTCAAACCGCGGCTCGCATCGCTATGCATCCAAATCGCATTGCCCGGCTTCTCGAAAGCGGCCTAGACTTCGAAGATTTGGAAGACCGTGATAATCTGTTTGGTTATATGAAATAAGTCGAATGTGTCGATTTATGTGTAGAGGTGTAAAAAAATTGAAAAACTTTTTATTTTCATAACCCGGCGACATATCATCCACTTTAAACTTTGCGTCCAACGCCTCTGCCTCTATAACTCATAAAATGTCATTCGCTACTTTTATTCACTCCATCCAACGTAAGTCCGAACGCTTTCAACGCGAAATCCGTGAACTTGAACAACAAATCCGACATATCCAAGGTTCATTGGACAATGAAACAGAAGAAAAATACCTAAAGCGCTTCCAGAAAGATTTCGACAAAACCACCGCCAAATTGGAAAATGTGCGACAGAGTCTAAATGAGCTCTTTTGCCCAGAGACGACAGGTAATTCGGACAACGCGGTGGCCGAATACATTCGTCGATGCAACAAGTCAATCGCGAAATTGGAAATCGATGTTCGCGGTCTTCCATCTTACTACTCGTTGACGACGATTCCTGACCTCTCGCACTTTGAGGATTTACTGGAACTCAACCTCATGGGACACGAGAATTTGTGTAGCGGCCTCGAACGGATTCCTGTAACAGTATCCGCGTTGAACTTGTTCAAAGCCAACTTCACACGCTGCGACAAAATTGTGCGCCTGACCAGACTCGAAAAACTCTCTTTGCAGCGAAACTATGACCTAACCGAAATCCCCGACTTGTCCGGCATGGAGAGGTTGTTTACACTGAATGCCGCGCAGACGGGCATTAAACACGTGCCGAATTTGCCCGAGGATTTGACTCTTATCCAATTTCCGAAGACCGTGAGCGACATAACTCGAAAGGAGCAACGCAAGTTCATGCATCCAGATGAAATGGACTGTGTGCAAATTGACGCCCACAGTCATCATAAACACGAAGCAATGCAGACGTTCATTCGCAAGGTCAGACAATCGAATCATCTCCGCAGATTTCTTCTGATTCGAGAGGAACTTCTTCAAACCGCGGCTCGCATCGCTATGCATCCAAACCGCATTGCCCGGCTTCTCGAAAGCGGCCTAGACTTCGACGACTTGGAAGCCCGCGACAATCTGTTTGGCATGAAATAAAAAAATATTATGAAGAACGCCGGACACGAAGTGTCCGGCTTTCAAGGATTCGCTGGTGAGATAGATGTGAGCGGAGGCGCATCTATCTCGCAAGTCGAATGTGTTTAGCAAAAAACTATAAACAATAAACAATAAACAATAAAAACTCCGCGAAAACCTAGAAAAATCCCAACCTTTTTTTAGTAATTCATGACCAACAATTCGCGTCTATCCTCTGCGCGTTTTGTCTTCCTGGACCATCGTGCATAAACCTTCGTTCCCTTTAATCGGAATTCTTTGAACGTGGACCGCATGAGAGGACTATCGTTAATCGTCATCAAAAACTTGCCTCGAATGGAACGCAAGACTTCCACCAGCTTCTCATAATCGAAATCTTTGTGTTGCCCATACCCATAAATCGAACGCGTCTTCTCATAAGGCGGGTCGAAAAAGAAGAACGTCGACGGAGAATCATAGGTTTTAACGATGTCGGTGTAATCCCGGTTTAAAATCCTGGCATTTTCAAGACGAGATTGATAAAACTCGATATTTTTGAGGATTTTAACGGGGTCCGCTTTGCGATGAATGCCGTACGAAGCTCGGACGGGTGACCCAGAGAAGCCATTACACGCTTCTATCTTCTCGTGAATCAGTTTTTCCGCGGCGGTTTTCGGGGTCCGTTTATAGAAACGCTTGATAGCGTCGATGTTATTGAGACCCGCAGGATACAACGCGGGATTGGTCGGCGCATCGCGTAAAAGCCGATGTTGCTTGTAGGTGTTCTTGTCTAAATCATTGAGTATGTTCTCTTTGGCGAGAGGTTTATTGTAGAAAATCGCACCGGAACCTAAGAACGGCTCTACATATCGATTGTGTGGAGGAATCAGCCCGATGATTTCTTGGCGCATAGGGAATTTGTTGCCTTGTCGGCAAAATGGCGGCGGTACATTTGCTATCGGCTCCTTTCTATTTTTGCGCGTTTTTCCGGTCATAATTCTACATTTTGTGGATATATTTACCAAGACCCCTCCTGGTAAATATAAACGCGAGTAATATAAAGAACCCTAATGTTTTCGGATATATCACATTTCGAGAGAACGGGAGATTACCTCTCGATATTGGTTGCAGCCATCTTCGTCGATTTGTTTTTCGTCGTACTCTTGTTTCACGGGTATATAGCATCGACTAAACTGAAAAAATGGTATACAAAATACCAATGGTCCGCATTCATGGCGGATGTGTTGAGTATTTTCTTGGGTATTGTCCTAACTAGGTTCTTTTATCCTCTCGTCTTCTCGTCATTTGTTCTGTGGAAATTCGCAGGTTTAGCGGTGGTTATTCAGATTATTCATGATTTGATTTTTTACAGCGTCTTCTCGAATACTCCTCATGGATACAATGCCATGTTGGATTTCTTTAAGGAATATGCGCGCGAGACGGGAACTGCGGCTATACGAGGCGACAGTATCATGATGATTTTGACCGCCGTCCTCTCGTCGTTCTTGGTTGGCCAGGGTATCAACACCAATATTATTCTGTTGGCTTTTGGCCTCTATTTGACACCGTATTTACTAAATTACCAATAATAATAGATTTGTTATGGTCAAATGGTAAAAATAAAAGGTAAATCTTGCTTTAGTGTATATAACCACCCCCTCGTCTCTTCACTATGTCTTCCTCTTCTCTTCCTCTCGACGTTGATTTTGAATTCGACTTTGCTTTGTGCCATTCTGGCTCCTTCTCGTCGGGGGCCTTCTTGTCGGGTTCCTTCAAACGTTATGGGTATCCACGCTGTATTTGGCGAGGCTGAAGAACAAGAACAAATCGATTTTGTAGAGATAGGTCGGTTAATGAGGCAGACAAGAGAATCTTCGCACCGCATTGACTCTGTTCCGGAACGAATCGAATCCAAGTACGGAACGAGCGCACCGATACCCATTCCTAAACCTAAAAAATAATATTCCTATTCGAGAAGAATAACTAATCATGTTCTTCTCGAATTTTTCTAAACTATAACCAATATGGGTTCTCGTCGTCTTCTCGTCTTCTTGTTTTTATTCAGAGGCACAAAATGATGAGAAGGACAATGCCGCATCCCAGGAACAATATGACACACCATATTGGATTTGTGTAGAGGTTGTCCGGCCATGGTATAATCCACTGTCGAATGCAACATCGATTCCAGCTCCTCTCGACTGATTAAAGAAACCTTGCTAACAGAAGAGGTAAAAATATGAATGCGCACCCCTTTCTCCACATAATCGCGTTCTTCTGCTTGCTCATCGTCTTCGTTGAAGAGGCGCGACATCATTTCGATGAAAACGTGGCGAGAAGGACTGTCGACGGAGGCCCCCGGGTTATTCGTCAAAATATGGATATGTACCCCCTGCGCCTTCAAATAGCGAAACAGGTCTTTCAGCATAGGAATGCGGTCTTCTCGCATCAAATACACAAACGCGTCGTCTAAAAGTTCCTTATCTTCAAATTCGACCGCCCTACCTACAATTCCTTCCACACAAGAAATGGTCCGGTCCCAGTCGAATAATGCGTATTTTTCGGTAGGGATTCTGGAAGCCCAGGCTTTTAGGTTGTTCGCAACAGATTCATTGATTCCATCCCCCGGGGGGTAAGATTTGGCATTGGGGCCCACGATATCAAGAATGGCGGCGGCATAACGGTTTCCCTTTTCAGCCAAGGATATTGTGTAGTTGGATTCAGCGGGAGACCGGGCCATGTCGGATGGGATGTGAATATAATCCATGGAATCCTTGAACCGGGCCATGTCTGATTTCCAGTTGGCATCGTCGTTGTCAATGAACACAATGGACTTTTTTAATTTGTCCTTTGTGGGTAGCAATCGGGGTTTGTTTTTAAAGGATTTTCTGTTGCGACGTGACCTCTTCTTCTTTTCTGCGTCTTTACTTTCCAACCATTCCTGGATAGTCATGGTTTGCGGTTTAGGCAGTGGCCGCGACATGGTTGCTATACATTTTACACAGAATGCGAGAGGATAAAAATTGAACGTTCTTTTTATTTGTTGTAAATGAATACAACAAACAACACCCTCTTTTCAAACCTTAACACTTTCAAACTTTCAAACTTTCAAACATGTCCTCTTCTCAAATCCGCACTGAAACTATCCAGACCACCGTTTCCGCGTTAAACCGTGAATTTGCGGGGCGCATAGGAAGCGTTGACTACAAAGAAACCAAATCCACACATATTCATCGCAGGCAAAGGGCATTTGTGTGGTCCCATAAAATGCAATTAAGCTTGCTCGACAGCATTCTAAAGGGATATCCCATCCCGCCGATTTATTGCGCACAAAGCATCATGCCCAATAGTTCGGGCGTGCATGTAATGCGCCGAGAAGTCATGGAAGGCGGCAACCGCATAACCACCATTCGCCGAATCCTAAACGGCGATGTTCGCGAATTGACAGAAGACGAACGTCGCATCGTCGACTCACATTCCATAACATTGGTTATTATGCACGATTTAACCGGAACACAGACCCGCGAATTGTTTCGGCGTCTAAACAAGAGCGTGAAGGTTAGCAGCGGCCAATTGTATGCTATGTCAGAAGACGACTCCCCTCTAGTCCGCGAAGCATTGGCACTGTTGAACGACGCCGACTACCCGCTCCGAACGCAAATAACCGAGTATTTCACGGATACGCAAAATAAAGATGGCGCAGCAAAAACAAACCTGGAAAGCGCGGTTGCTTTGGTATCGGGTGTGTTGCACGGTCCATTTTACATAACACGTTCATTCGACCGCCAAGAGGAAAAAGTCGAAGACCAGACGCCAATTAACCGACAGCACGTTGTTAACGTACTAGGGCAAGTATTCGATGTGTTTCGCCGCGCAAACATGATTCGCGTCATAACAAACTACAATGCGAAAAAGGCACAATGGGCAGTTGACAAATATCTAGGTTACATCTTGTACGACGTACTCATGAATCCGGACTCTATACCAACAATTCAACAAAAATGGGCGGACTATCTAGGAAAAGTGCGAAATGAGGAATTGAACGCCGATGAGGCATTAAAAAACCCTGTCAGTGAACGTTCCGGGATAACCGCTCACCGGTTTTGTCGCATGAGCATGAAAGTGCAAGTGTACCTCGAAACTGGCCGCATCATGTCGAGATCAGAATTGGAAGTAATATTTCATCAAGAGCAACCCGAGGACGAATCCGAGAGCGAATCGGATACGGAGGACGACTCCGGACTATAATGATTGAATAAAACTATCCAGCTCGGCTCTCATCCAGGCTTGTTCCTCTACAGAAATATATTGGCGTTTTGTTGGATTCGGTTCTTCTTGTATAGAATGGTTCGTAATGCATAAATTAGGCACGGTTGTTTGTCGCTCTAAATCATTCAAAATCGTCTTGTATTTGGACGCATGGATTTCTGCTAAATCTTTCGTTTTCTGTGTGCTGTAATTGGCTTTTAAATAATCCCAAATATGATGTGTTATGGCAATAATGGCAATGGATATTATGATGTTGAGGAGTAGGGTGTTCCACATGGTTGATGTTTCTAGGATATAGTGTTCAACTAGATTTGTAGAACACTATATATTTCGCATGGGGGCGATTTATTTTTTTTGGTGTTTTTTGTTGCGTTTTTTTGCAGTCTTGTTATTGCGCTTTCCTCCCCAAAACTTCCACCATGGTTTAGTAGTAGTAGCAGCGGGTGCAGCGACTGACGCAGCGGGTCGAACTTCTTCGGCAGGGGGTTTTTCAGTGTTAGAGACTTGTTCCGGGGCTTTAACCTCTGGTTCAGGTGCGGGTGCGGGTGCAGGAGCAGGAGCAGGAGCAGGTGCAGGAGCAGGGGCAGGCGCATCATCTCCACCAATCGATTTATTCAGCAGTTTATTCAAAAATCCTCCTTTGTGCTTCTTACCACTCTTTCTCTTTTGCGTTTGCTTTCTTTTTCCTCCTACACGAGTTTCTAGGCTAGTCATTCTTAACAGAAATTATATAATAAACGCACACATAAGGGATAAGGTTGTCTTAAATATCCCCTAAAGAAATCGTGTTTTTGTCAGAACGCTGTTTTCTGCGGTTCGATTTCTTGGGAATCTCCGCATTGGCCATATCGCGCAAAGACGAAATGCTCACCATCGATTCGTCTTCCACGCGAACACCGCCATTCGAAGTCTGTTCGTGAATATGGACCGTCTTCATTTTCAGACCGGACAAAATGTCATCCACATCGGTCTGAGGTCCGCGCATCTCAGGTCTTGAAGCAGGAGCAGTCGACTGCCGAATATCCGAATATCCATTTCCGACTTCTACGCCACCCTCTCTAAACATGGCCCCGCGACCCATGGCAATATCCGGTCGATTGGGAGCGGACTCTCGACCAGGGGTTTGTGTAAATTGCATCGCTCCAGGACGCGCCGGAGGTGGCTGCGATTTCGTCTCCACCGGTTTCGGTGGCGGACCAAACGACGTATTCACATCATTCGGTGACGGGTTCACCAGGTTATTCGCAAAAGCGAATCCGGGACTCTGTTGACTGAGTGCCTTGACAGTCGCATCATTGAAGGTGCGCATGAGCTCGGGACTCTGGCGAATAATATCGCTCATTCCCGGCGCCGCCGAAGAAAGAGCCTTGTTGGAAAATCCGACAACGGCCGCGCTAAATCCCAGACGCATGAGCAGCGACAATTCAGGTGCAATTTTACCACCCTTGTACTTATCGTGCAATTCACCGAAAATCTCCTCGTATTCCGGCAAATCCTCCGACACCTTCTCGCCCCAACCATCCAGACTGATTCCGAATGGGTCGAAAGCGGAATTCGCATATTCGAGAGAATTGACTAAAGTAATGAACCACCAACCCTGCAACTTCATACTATCCTTCTTCCTCTTGTCCTCCAATGCCGTCTCGTATTCATCCTCAATCTCGTCATAGTCCGAATCAAGTGTAAAGTTGCTGGGAGCCTGCTTAATCTGGCCATTGTCATACCATTCCTGTAGACGCTTAATCATCTCGCGCTTCTTTCTGCGCTTCTCGCGGTCGGACATATTGTTCGAACTACTGTGCTTCGAGGGACCATTCGACGCCGGTGGAATATCACCCACTTTGGTGAATCCATCCCACGTTTTCGAATTGCCTAAACTACTGGTTGTCGACTGCCCCACCTTCGAATCCGTCTTCTCGTATGCTCCCGCGGATTTCGCCGCTTCCTCGCCGGACGATTTTGACCCGAGGCCGAAAAGACTCGATGCCAGACCTCCGATGGATTTTGTGGTTTCGCCGAAAATGGACGACGTCGTTCCAGATGGCGCCTTGTTTCCCGACAATTGATTGAGTTGGCTTTCGAGTTTGTCTAAATCCTCGAAATCCACAGACACCTGTTTCGCATTACTTCGCTGCTCGTCGTTCATGAACATCTCAATTCCGCCTCCGAAATCGATAGATTTACCTGTTTCGAAGTTGTCTTTCAAATTCAAACTAATCGGCTCCAAATCACTCAATCCAATATCAATGACTTCCATGGTTATGATACGAACACACTATTTATTTTTAAGTCTTCCGCATAAGATATTATTTTTTTTGTCTTTAAGTACCAAATCGCCTGTAAAAAGCAATCTGCTAAATCGTCGCGCTTTTTCGACTTCTCGAATACTGTGTCCCATGCACCCATTTCTGGATTTTGTTGGATAAACTGTCTACAGATTGCCACACCATCTGTTTTGTTCGCCTTGTATTTGGTTTTGTCTTTCGGGTCCTCGCCCTTCGCATTCTCTTCGTCGACCTTAGATGACGGCAACACAAATCCCTTGAGTTTATTGTGTGAACTGATGAATTCGACCACCACTGAATCCCCGAACCGCATAATGAAATACTGGGCAATCATGCCTTGAATGGTTTTCATGCGAGAAGCGATGGTCGATATCTGGTTCTCAATAATGACGTGTGTGGCGCCTTCGATTTCCAGGTCCGAATCTAGCTGTTTTTTGATTGCGCGGCCAATCGACACCAAATCCGTTTCTCCAGCGGTTTTGATGTGCACGTCGGACCCCGCTTTCCTAAAACATACCAATTGATAGTGTTGAAAAATCCTCTCGACCAAATCGGCCTTTTGCAGCTTTTCTTCGGCCTTTGTTTTGTCGCGTAGGGTGGCCCATTCTACTTTTAACTCATCCAGTTTCCGTTTTTTCAATTGGGTCAATTCGTGTGTTTTCTTGGGGAATATCCACGGTTGCATTTTGGCGTGGGTTTCGCAGAATGGACTGGCGTATTCTGTGGGTGTAATCCATTTAGCGTTTTTACCACACACATGAGAGGTACAACAAGCCTTGGTCTTTTTGTCTTGGATAACATGACAACACAACTGGGGTGGTCCAGTGGAGATAAGATTCGCACAGGTCCAATCCGGAACCGACCATTTTTTCTGTTGCGACATGTCGACGACGCAATAGGCGAGGTTCTTGATGCCCACGTCGAAACTAACAAGGCGCATTTGCTAAGCATGAATCCTCTACAGATTCATGTTTATCTTGGTTTTGGATGGGTTATGGTTATTTTGAAAAATTCAGTTTCGAATAGCCGATGACTGCGCAAGCGATGCGTTTTCCGGCATTTCCATTAGCGAGACTGGCCGCATTTCCGCCCTTGCCGCAATCATCCTCGTCCTCATGTATGATAAGGCCGCGCCCGATGACATTCGCCTTGGTTCCTCTCAACTTGACACAGTCGTCGGTTATGCGCATTTGACAATTCCCGTTCGCGTCCGCAATCAAATTACCTAAATCGCCCACGTGGCGTTCTTTCATTCCCGGACATCCGTGTGTCTTTCCGTATGGATTGAAATGCGCACACATACTGGTACATTGGTCGGTCAAATCACCGGCTTCGTGGACATGGAATCCATGTGCCGAATGTTTCTTTAAACCCTTTACATCAATATCTATGTGAACAACACCTTTGGCCAAATCTTCTGTTAAGAGGACGGTTCCTTTGATTTTTTTCCCGTCGAATACGGCGATTGCTTGAATGGGCGAAGTCATTCTTATATTTTAGGTTTTATTTTGATTTTAGTTCGCCCGCCGCTGCGTTCACTTGGTCGACAATAGCGGCCGATTGTTCGTAGGTATAAGGGAAAAAATAATTATGAAACGAGTCGAAATAGGTGTTGTATTCCAATGACAGTTTGGCTAAAAAACTGATTAATCCGGGCAAATATGGGTCAATGATATCTGTGGAGATTTGTCCGACATTCATTCCAGAAATCGTGATTGTGTGGTGGGTTACTTCCGGGTTTACAACTAACGAAAGTACATTGAATTCGTACCAATACTGGTTCGCATCGCCAAATTCATACCGAAGGTTTGTCATGGTTGCAATACATAAAACGCTAGATGGACGCTTTATGTATTTTTGATGCCAATTACTTCTGCATTCGAAAGAGCTGGTCCTGGGTGACCACCGGAGTCGCCATGCGAGCCTGCAATTGCTCCCTCGACAAATAATTCGCCTTTAGGTCGCTCTCAAATTGTCCAAATCCTTGTTCCGGTTCCAAATACGAATTGTATTTTATGGGATGGGCGTGTTTCTTCTGCATCGTCGAGAAGATGGGAACGAAATTGGGGTTCGCGGCACCTTTGCGCTCGTCGATGTAATATCCCATGTCATTCGCCGCCTCGGCAAAGTTCTTCCGCATAATGTCATTCGCGTTTTGGGACAAAAACTTGCGGTATTCCCAGTTCGATTTGATTCCACTGGATTGGAGAAGGGATTGATTGAGCAAGGCGTCGGGTTGCCACGAGGCAATGAGGGCGCGTCCGTCGGTCATGAGAGGCGGGAACCCCGGATACACATTATTTGTAGAGTAGCCTAAAGCGGACTTGGGGAGCTCCTGCGCCGAAGGATGCACAACTGCGATTTGCTGTGTTGCAATAAGGTCTATATTTGCATTGGAATAAGGAGTTATCATGACTAAATCAATATATCTTAAATGGGTATTCTTATTGCGTCTTCTCGAGAATCAACGTAATCAAGTCGTGTTTCTTTAATTTACTGATATCCGTTTCAATCCCAGATTGTATTGAAATCGTCTTGAGTTGATTGATATTCATCTTCTTGAGCTGGTCTACAGTATATTTCTGTTTCGTGTCCTCTGGCTCAGAAGAAGGTAATTCTTGGTCTTGTGTGTGGATTTGCGACTCGGAAGAAGACAATTCTTGGTCTTGTGCGTGGATTTGCTCAAGCGTTTCCTCCACAGACAATTCGACTGGCTCTGGTTCTTGTTCTGTTTCTAGGACTGGTTCTTGGACTGGTTCTACCGGTGTCAAGTCCTCTACAGATAATTCGTCATCGTCGTCTTCTGATTCTGACTCGGATTCGGATTCGGAACCAGACTCGGAACTAGTGTCAGAGTCTTCCTCATCTTCTTCGGAATCTTCCTCGTCCGAAACCACTATTTTATTACTATTACTGGAACTGGAACTCCGATTTAAATCAACATGGATGACTTCTTTCATTTCTACTGCCACCTCGGGAGTCGATTTCGACACTGGTACTTCTGGAACAACCGCCGCAGGAGGAGTGACACCAAACATGTTTCGCAACGATTTGATTTCCTTGACCACTGACGACAAGAGGCCATACATCGTTTCGCTCTTCTTCTCAGCAACCGACATGCGATTTTTGAAATGATAGACGAGAAGCAAAATCAATGCAAAGGCGATTCCTAAACTAATAAAAAAGAAATTCTCAATGAATCCGAAGACGCCCATTTACTATGGTCGAACAAAATATAAGGTATATTGCAGACGCACCCAGCCAAATGTGTTATTATATTATAACTCTTAACCATAAACGCCGAATATGTCTGAATTCAATGCACCGCCTCCATCACCTCCGGCTACAGGCCTATTTAGCGACCAGAAAAACGTCATCATCGTTGTGTTGCTCGTCATCGTCGTATTGGCTTTTGTAGGAGTGAATTTATTGACCTTTTCCGGGAATTTATTGGAAGACGCCGGCGAAATATTCGGACCCGTGATTAAGAACTTTCTATCCATGGTAGGATTATCCACTGGCGAACTGATAAAACGCACGTCGGACGTCGCGGCCGAGGGTGCAAATTTGGGCGTTGATATTGCTAAAGGAACTTCTCACTCCATTGGCGACCTCTTGATTAATGCGAGCAAGGGTGGTATGGACGAAGAACAGCGTAAAACCCTGCAACAGGCACTCAATATGCCCCGGTGTGCAAAAGAATCGCCTCCTACTCCTCCGGCGTCGGCGGCTGCTTCAGCGCCTTCGTCTTCATCAGCGTCTACGTCAGCACCGGCGGAACCCGAACCAACCCCGACCACCGACCCAATCGTTGCACAGAATCTGAAATCCAACTGGTGCTACGTCGGCGATTTCAATGGAACGAGAGGATGTGTAGAGTTTAATGGAACCAATACGTGTGCATCGGGTCAAGTGTTTCCGAATCAGGCCGCGTGTCTTGCACCTGGGAAAGTCTAAACCCCCGTCAAGAATGACCCGCGATTGGTTGTACCTGACGTCATATTGACGATTGCTCTTAGTCCAGTCGACCCAATCCCAATATTACCATTACCCGTCCAATTCACAGAAAGACCCACCTGTGTAGTAAAAGAATAGACAAACGTGGGTGATGTGTAAAGCTGCACTCCAGAAAAGGTCATGCTGCCAACAAAAGAATTCGCACTAAATGGCCCGGGTCTAACATTCGACACATCAAATACGTGTGTCATACTAGAATCGAATGCCGGGTTGGAATAGGTTCCATACAGATTGTCGTTGTAATAAGACCTCAGTGTGGCGCTAGAAACACTGGCCGTTATTCGCGCATTCGAATTTGCGTAGCTGGTTCCTGATACGGAAATACCAACAGGAACAGTTACGGTATATGTATAAGTGGGCTGAGAGACCGAATTATAGAGCATGAGATAATGAGAGGTTTCCTGGACGCCGGCTTGAATCGACAAATTCGGAATTGAAACAAACTGCCACGGAGTCACATCGGGGGCGGCGTAATCAGAATAAGACCGCGTGTTAAAACTGGAGAAATTGTAAAGCGGAACCGTTTCGTCGTTATATAAATACATGACGGGCCCGGGGACGTCACAAGAAGAGGTGGGAGTCATAATCATGTTATCCTCTGCACAAGAAATGTTTCCTCTCTCCAGAACACTCTGTTGAGGCTGGACGTATGACCCTCTTGCCAACATCGAAAATTGCTGTTTTTTCGTTAAATTATTGGTCTGGGTGGATACGCGAGCCGGACTGTATTTGAGTATTTCCGCCTTTCTTCTCATATCCAGTTGCGATTTCGTGAATTTGCCACCTAGATAAGGATTTATACTGTTTAAATCGATTCTGGGAAGTGGCTGATTGTATAATTGCATAATGGCTCGCTGTTTACAAAAACTCGCGTCAGTCATGGTTCGATGTATAGCATACTGCTACATATCGAATAAGAGTTATTTTTGGTTGTAAACGAGCTGAGGATTCGTTCCATAGTTGTACCACGGTTGTCCGAGATAGTCGAAGAAACTGGTCGATGCGGTATCGGCGGATTTGAGGTTCGGGCCATAGTACACAATACTGTTGATTTCAAACACGGAAAGCGCGTGGTCATAATACCGCAAATTCGAGGTGGAGCCGTTGAACCCTCCGTTTCCGGCATAAGCAATACTGTCGTAGTTTTGCTTCGGAATAAAGTTATTGAACGAGACTCGTTGAGTTATGACACCGTTCACGTAACAATCGAGGACCTTGTTTTGGAGACGGATTGCGACGTGTACCCACTTTCCAATGGGCAAATTGGGTATAACGGCTGAGAATGGTTTCTGTTGAGTTGCCCCGTCTTTCGGACTAACAACATCCATGACGTATAATAGCGCGGCTTCTTTGGAGTTTGACCCGTGACCTTCACCCGCATAAGAAATTAAATAAGCGCCCGGTCCATTGTTCACGGCAGCAAGCCCTCGGTAGACGGTTTCATTGACAGTGGCGTCCTGATTGTATGACGAATCGGTTCCTTTCACGAAAATGGGCTGCACCTCGCCATCTTTTCCGTTCAGATTCATTATATTCAACCACATTGACCAGGTAAACTCGACACCACCATTCTGGTCATTCGACCTGTAAATGACTGCGCTTTTGTTTCCAGGGGTTTGCGGATAAACGTTGTAAGCGTTTCCGGGAAGCATACCGTGAATAATGTAGGGACTCTTGCTAGGACTCGTCAAATAAGTAACCAAACTAACTCCTAAATTCAGGAAAAACATGAATGCGATTAAAATCAAAATGACAAACACGAACTTGGCAATCATTCCGTTGGCCGCCAAAAATTCGCTTCCTGCCGAAACAGCGGATTTTGATGAAAAAGAATCGGATACCTGTTGAGTAGCAGAACGAATTCCTTCTGCGGCGCTACTGATTCCCGTGGTTATGGCCGTTGCATCCGGAATACTATTTTTGATGGTATCCTTTGCGTTGTTCAGATATTCAGACATATTCTATATATGAAAACACTATTTTATACTTATTCGGGGAGCTTACAAAACAACCCTGTAATACTATCAAAACAGTTTAATGGTACGGCTTGCACTTTCTGCGCTGGTTACGGTGAATTGCATTCCATAGGGGAATATGGAAGAGAACCAGTTATTCAGACCATTTCCTTTAAAGTAGTTATTATGCACGGTTTGCGCGTCGAGGACTTCAGGTAGACGGGTCAATTTGGTTAAATATCCTTGCAACGTCTTGCTACCGGCGGTTAGGCCAGCCAGCATAGACGGACCATCTAAACCAGAAACATTCACAGTTTTTACCAATTTGCCGTTGATGTAGGCCTCAATGTTTTTCTGGCGAACATTCACAACCAAATACACCCACTTTTGGAGAGGGAATGCTCCCATGACTTTCATAACAGTCTGCATATTGGTCGACACTTTGGCTTTGACAAGCAGGTTCAAATTATTGTCCAAAGAAACGTCGAATTCCTTCGAAGATGTGTCATCTCCCCTAAAAAGAATGGAAGTTTCACTATCCGGTTTCGCAGTGATAAAAAGCCACGCTTGATAACTATATTGTAATGACGCGGGATTCTTCAATTTGTCATAAGTCCAGGACAATGGCGTGTTGAGAGGTTGCAGACCAGCAGTCAGTGAATTGTTTGTCATGAAAGTAAAGAAATAATATATCACGATGACAATCAGAATAACGAGGGCAATTGCCAAATAATTCATTGTTTCTGTTATATATTATCACTACGAGATTCCTCTTCATGAAACGATGAACAGATTCATGAAGACGCTTGTCCTATAATGCATTAAAAAATAGTGTGCGATATCTTGGGCTGGCCATTTTTGAGTATGTCAACCTTAACGCCGGTACTCGAAAATGACTTGCCTTGTCCACTTCCTTGCATATATTGTTGCCAGACCTTCTGTGGATTGATAGTCGTCGCCTGACGACTAAATCTACACAAACTTCCTTGGGTATATTGGTTTCCATAGGTTATGGGGGTTGAACCGGCGGAACCAATTGCCGCGGCGGCATTGGAACTCATAACAAATTTGCCATCGATGTAGACATCGACAGTGTTTGCATCAACGTTAATGACTAGATATGCCCACTTCTGGAACGGGAAGTTTGGAATTGAGACGAGAGGAGCTCCCGATACAAGCGTGCCGATTGCCTGATTTGAGTCATTCACCATGGGGCCGGGGCCCCCCGCGTAAATTTTAAGAGTGCTGCCATTTAACGCGACAATGAAATCTTGGCCGCGGTTAAACAACACATTGTCCTTATTCTTCACGGTGAAATTGGAATTGATAAAGAACCAGCCGGAGTAATTGTATCGCGTGGAAGTGGGGGAGTCAAGTTCCTTAGAATCAATGGCGCCCATTGATGCTCCGGAAACGGATTTTTCCGCCCCTGAACCAGTAGTTCCGCCTCCAATATTCAAAGACACGGGGTCTCGAATCAAGTAATCCAAATTAAAATAACTCCACGCTAAATTAAGAACGAGGAGGATAATGATTATTAACAGAGCTATGATGATTTTGTTCATGGTTTATAAAGTATGTTTTCATATTTTGGTAGGGAACCTACGGTCCAAAGGCGGGCAGTCTATTAGACCTTGGCGACCTTTGGTCGCCATAGTCTAATTGTTGTCCGACTGCCTTGTGTCCCCTACGACCCCTCCCTTTATACGACCCCCCACAACGCCGGACTGCCTTCGGTCCCTTTATACGACCCCCACAAGGCTATAAGTACGAAGCACATAATCGGTTCATTAAATGTGGTTATCCTTCCACACTAATTATACGTCGGTGGGTTTCGATACCTATTCAGATTATAAGCCGCCGCAACTTCAAACCCAGCCAAAGGGCGTTTGTAGTAAGTCACATTACAGATAGCTCCATAAACCCCGCTCCCGGAAGCACTATTGTCGCCATATCCGGTCTCCATTACATCCGCCTCCAACAGATTCGCCATCGCCACCGGTGCAGTAGCCACTAAATCACCATTCACAAAAATATCCACAGAAGAATCCCCATAAACAATTACCAAATTATTCCAGCTCTGTAGCGGCATTTTAATCCGAGTCCCCGACATGTCCATTTCGCCAGTGTAAACGATAAACTTGTCCGCCGTGTCCGCCGACGACATGTCATTAAAATAAACGACTTTCGGATGTCCATCGTCGGAAAACGGGGTTCCATATCTAAATACTTCTGTCGAGTATTGAGAAGAGTAAGAATTCGGCTGCGGGTTGATATAAATCCACATGGAAATCGAATAATGTATACGCTTTAGTTGGTTCCCACTTGCATCTGTTAGTTTGAGAGTCGGGTCATCTGGCTTCGTCGCTATTTGGTCATAAGTACCAACCGTTATTTTCTGTGTTAAGAATGTCGGCTTGTCGAGAAGATTGATGGCGTCGGTTATTGCGGGTTTCTTAATAAGAGGCAGCACATACAAATAAGCGAGTATGACCAAAATCTCCAACACGAAGAGTGCGACAATCATCTTCGGCGTACTCTTGAGTTCCACGAACAGAGATTCCAGCAAATCCATGAGAAGACAAGGTAACAAGAACAGGATTCTCAGAACAAATCCGCCGATTCCTCTCATGTTAATGATGGTACGAACGAAAATGCGGTAAACGATGGCGAGCCCGACAATGATGGCTAAACCGAACAAAAAGATGAGCAAATTTGTTGCGAGACTGACCGATTGGGGGTTGATGACACGGTAGAACATGTAAATCGCAAAAAGAACGGTGAAAATGACACCGGCTGCGTAATAAAGCGTTTTCAGCGTCATTGGCGTTTTGAACAGCGGAGTCAGAATGAATATACCGATGACTATCGGCAAAATGACGACAATGCTGTACATGTAGAATTGGGTCGTCAGACCCGTCGGCGAATGGGTTGCAGTGTAAATCGCATATCCCGATATGAACACGCAAATCAGAGCGGCGAAAAACTTTTTAAAGTCGCTCTGCAAATTCGGGTCCTTTAAATCGGGAAATAATTTGCCAATATCCGAAAGTATCGAGTTCATATCAGTTTATATTATTCGCATTTCTTTTATCGGGTTCCGAATGAGATTCTGCGAGAAGAATCGACATAAACATTACAAAGCAATGGCTCACTATAGCTATAGAATGTTGATTGTCGACGCATTCGGTATTTACAATGAATTGGATATGTTGAATTACCGCCTCAATGTATTAGGAAAACACGTCGATTATTTTATTGTGGTGGAATCGACACACACATTCAATGGTGTACCTAAACCCCTGTTTTTCCAGGAAAATCGGCCTAGATTCGCGCCATTTTTAGACCGGATTATACACGTGGTCATTGGCGACGTTCCTTGTAGGAGTAAAGTGTCGGATGAACGGGCATGGGAAAATGAACGTTATCAACGCGAAGTCGGCCTTGCCCGAGGGTTGGCGCGTGTCCCCGGGCTAACCGATGATGATTATGTGATATCTTCCGACTTGGATGAAATCGTGAACCCGAATCTGTTGAAAGCCATCCGGAATGGCAGCATCACTCATGACCATATTACACTTGAAATGGACATGTACTATTACAACATGACGAATCTGTTACCCACTTGGTATGCCCCCAGTTTGATAAAAGCTCGGATTGCTAAACACGATTCCTGTCGACACAAAATGGGTCACGTTATTCCGAATGCGGGCTGGCACTTGAGCTATTTCGGCGATTCCGAATTTATTCAGAATAAAATCGTGCATTTTGCTCATCAAGAGTTCAACAGTGATGAATACACCGATTTAGATAGGATTCGGTACGCAATGGAGAATGGTGTGGATTTGTTTGGGAGACCGGAGGTTCCAATACAGAGAATTCAGGTTCGCGATAATGAGAGGTTGCCCCCTAGACTCGATTTACTTGCCCGATTTTGTGTAGAGTATGGAACCTACGGTACTGCTTGCGCCAATGCGACCCCTCCCTTTGCGCCGCACCAATCAGCCAATAAATAATAATACACAGACTACATTTTGAATTGAAGACCCCCTGAAATGATGCATGCGACCATAACTAACATAAATACATTTAACCGCAACCCAATATAACGCAAAAAATGATTGTCGACGCATTCATTTTTTACAATGAATTGGAGATGTTGAATTACAGATTGAATGTCATGTCTGAACACGTTGATTATTTCGTGTTGGTGGAATCCACACATACATTCAACGGACTGCCAAAACCCCTGTTTTTCCAGGAGAATCGGTCCAGATTCGAGGCATTTTTGGACCGAATCGTGCATGTGGTGGTCGACGATTTCCCTTATACGACGCCCGTATCCGATGGTCGGCAATGGGAAAACGAACAATTTCAGCGCAATGTGGGTGTTGCGCGCGGACTCTCGAATGTTCCCGGTCTAAGTGACGAGGATTTTGTTATTCATTCCGACTTGGATGAAATTGTAAGCCCCGAAGTGCTGAAATCCGTCAGAAACGGCTCCATAACGCATGAGCATAATACGTTGGACATGGATATTTATTATTATAATCTGACAACCCGACTGTTGATTCCTTGGGCGGCCCCTTGTTTGTTAAAAGCGCGGGTTGCGAAACGCGAATCGCTGCGAAACCAGACCGGGAATGTTATTCCGAATGCGGGCTGGCACTTGAGCTATTTCGGCGACTCCGAATTCATCCGGAATAAAATTGCACATTTTAGTCATCAGGAATACAACCTACCCGAATACACCGATTTACAACGGATTCAGCACGCGATAGAGAATGGCGTGGATTTGTTTGGTAGGACGAGCGTCCCAATACAAAGAATACCGGTTTGCGAAAATGAGAGGTTGCCGCCTCGATTGGATTTGCTGGCCGGGTTTGCGTAGGGAGAATGGACATTGGAATCTACCATATTTATAAATGACCACTACTACAGGAAATAATGGCCGTCTTGGAAACCAAATTATACGGAATTTGGCGGTGAGTTTAATAGCAGAAAAATCCGGGTTGAAAGTCGATTATTCGAGCGAAAGCGTCATCAAACAGCTGGGCATTTATTTGTTTAGCGGCGAAAAAGTGTACAATACCACGAAGACACTAAACGACGACAATTATTTTGAGGTCTATAATGCGGCGACCATTCATTATAATTTGAATCCGAACCAAGCTTATTTTCAGACGAAGGAAATAACGAATATGCTGTATCGGTATTTGCGAAAACCGGAAATTCAAGATGAGATTGTAATGGCGAATCCGTTTCGACCGCGATACAAAGCGAATCGGGATGTGTTTGTGCATGTTCGGCTTACGGATGCGGCTCGGTTTAACCCGGGGGCGGATTATTATTTGCGTGCTATAGGGGCGATTTCCGCGTTAGAGAATTTGTATATATCGACGGATGATGCGAATCATCGGATTATTCAGACCATTGTGTCGAAATATCCCAACGCCAAAATCGTGAAATTGGATGAAATCAAGACGTTTAAATTCGCGAGTACTTGTGCGCATATTGTGCTGTCGCATGGGTCGTTTTCGGCGGTCATTGGGTATTTGGCATATTATTCCGATGTGTATTATCCGGAATACGAATCGGACAAGATGTGGTACGGGGACATGTTTTCTATCGACGGGTGGAGGAAAATAAAGTCCACATGATGATTAGAGGTTTTCAATCGCGGTTTTCTCGCCATGACAATCGCGACAGAGTGCCACTAAATTGTCGATGTGATTGCTACCCCCGTGTTCCAACCGGATTTTGTGGTCAACTTCGAACCACGCTGGCAATTGTTTGTTACAATGACCACATTTCCATCCTTGTTGTGCGGCCACGTATTTTTTCTTGGTTTCACTGACGGAGCGCTTGGTCGCTTTTACTGTGGGGGTCGTTCCGGCGTCTAAAGAACCGGATTTTGTTATCCGAGCCTCTGCATAAGCCTGTCTTGTACCCTGTCTTCCTCCTCCATTGGACCCAAGATTCAACACTGGATTCGAGGTGGTTCCCGCTCCTCCGTATTTAGAAGTGAAATCCAGTATCGGATTCAACATACTGGTTGCATTATTATCCACCGGCAAATATTTCAAATATTCGTGTGTGGTCATGACCATGTCTCTGGCTCTATCGGGACTCTTCTTGAACATGAGATACACCGCTAGCGAAACGGCGGCAACACCGGCCATTTGATAATATTTTTTGTAGCGCGTCAATGACCGGAGAAGCCGGCCATCTGTGTAAATATTGGCCATGATTGCGGCGGCGGCTAAAAACAATACGATTCCGATGCGCATTTTTGAGCGCTTCTATACTATAATACTCGACGTTCCTTTTTGGGTGTTCATTTCAAAATCCGTTTCCAATGATACATGCGCCGAATCGCCTTTTCCGACAAATCTAGATGTTGACTTCTCGCATATCGCGTCAATAACAATCCATCTTTATCGTGTCTTAGAACGCGATTATCAAATAGTTCGCACGCATCTTTGTAAGCTTCTTCCAATCTCTTCTCATTCTTGTGCATGTGATAAAGCATGGAACGGTCGAAATCATACGCGTCGAGAAGGTCCGCCTCTCGAACGACATTAAACGCAAACTGATATTCCTGTAAATCCGGCATTCCGTTTTTCTTTACAGTAGAATATGACATCTTGCCGATTATCTCCATCGTCGCGTTAATCTCAACCGGACTCATGTAAGACGTCAATAATTCCGCCACCTCGTTTAAAGCCGGTTTCTCTTCTCGATATTTTTTGTCGCAAGTATCGTGTAGAATGGCGGCGGCTTGGATAATCGGACGTTGGTCCATGTATACATTTGGCTTCTGAATCCACTTTGATTCCTCTCTCGCAATTAAATCCGCATTGTGCAAAACACGCATACTATGTCCCAATGAATGCGATTCATCGATATTGTAGCGTTTTGAAATCGCAATAACAAACTGGAATAATTCGGCTAAGGGTAGACGCATCTTGAGTGTAGTTATGTCTAACATAACGACATCTCTATGTTTTTGCGAAAATATGTATTTTCACATGACTGATATATGGAAAAAGTTCCTCTCCGATATTTACCGAAAAGGCTCACGAAAAAGGACACTCGTCGGCAAATCCAGAATCTAAGAAAGTCAAGACGGCTTTATAAACGCGGGGTCTTTTTCGAGAGGCCGAAAGTCCGTTCGTTCAAAAGCAAACCGTCGAAACATATTCGCGTCGCTGAAAAGATGTATGGTGTCGATTCCGTTCTTCCAAACAAGGAACTATCGGAAGCCACAAAATGTTCTGTGGAGTCGCTACAGAAAATTGTGCAAAAGGGGGAAGGCGCGTATTATTCTTCGGGGTCCAGGCCGAATCAGACAGGTAGGTCATGGGGAATCGCGCGTTTAGCTAGCTCGATAACTGGGGGCAAAGCGTCGGCAGTGGATTTCTCGATTCTGGAAGAGGGATGCGACCATCGGACGTCTAAGGCTTATCGCCTGGCCAAACGGTCGCTCAAAAAACACGGATACGGCAGGTCTTCCACTAAACATGTGCGGGTTTGAAATATAAAAAAATGGCGCTTAATAATAAATCCAAAATGAGAAGTGGGTTCTCGAAACTACTGTTCCTAATTGTATTTGTGTTGGAAACGTGCACCGGGTTCCGACAATTGGCAT